ATGGAAGAGAAAAATAACGACTTGGAAACCTTGCGAGGCATGACCAACAGGCTTCCGCCACCGACGTCGTCTTTCAGTCGAACGAAGGATGATCTTCTCGTTCCTGACATGAAACGGCTCGCCATCAAGAAGGGTACCATGCTGGTCTGGTGCTTGCTGAATGAGCTGGATGTTTCCGTGTTCCGATGCTTCGTTTCGGAGAACTCCGAAATGCTCGTAGAGCGCCGGGAGGGACAAGAGGTCATCTTGATTCATACGGGCGAAATGGAGATAACCCCTTCGATTGAGCCGATTAACCTTGGAGGGGGGAAGTTAATCGTATTGGAGTCCGGCAAGGAGCATATTCTGCATTGGCCCCGCGATACTTGGTTCATTGTGATGTCGGTACCCCTGAAGGAAGGGAAGTAATATGCCAGATACACGTCCCAATGGCTGGAACGAATGGTCAAGACATGTCTTGAAGGAGCTCGAGCGTCTCAACGCGTGCTATATGCAGGTGAATACCGAAATAGAACAGCTCCGTGTCGACATTGCCATGCTGAAGGTCAAGAGCGGGATATGGGGGAGTATAGGAGCGGCTGTGCCCATTCTAATTGGACTGCTAATCTGGGAACTGAGCAAATGAAAACACCGCAGTTTATCATCATACACCACAGCGAAGCAAAAGACCACGGTACTCTCGACTGGGCCGGGATCAAGAAATGGCATGTGGAGCACAACGGGTGGAGGGATATCGGGTACCAGTGGGGCATTGAAAAAGTGGGAAGCCTGTACCAGATCTTAGTTGGGCGAATGCCTACTGATACGGGAGCCCACTGTAAGAGCAAGAATCGCAATTCTTGGGGTATCTGTTTAGTCGGCAACTTTGACATCACGGTGCCCCCAAAGGCACAGTGGGACCTGGCAGTCGCATTCTCGGCGTCCTTGAGTGACCTTGCTGGAATTCCAATCGACAGTGTACTTGGGCATAGAGAGGGGGATGTATCAAGTCCAAAGACATGCCCTGGAAAGAACTTTGACATGGACAAGTTCAGGCATGATATTTTTGACTACAAAGCAAGCCATATATAACAACCGCGTTAACCCGTTCAAAGGAGCTTAACCATGCGCAAACTAATTACTGTACTGATGGCGGCGGCCCTGCTGACTGGTGCGTGGGTTGTCATGGATGCTCAAACCTCAGCACCAATACCGTCAGGATTTCAGGTCTTGGCCTCCCGAGACGCTCCCGATCCGGAAGACCTGTCCGGGCAGGATTCCATCGGCAATGCTGTGAATCGAAAAGACCGAAAGATATACGTCTATCAAGGATTCGGAGAAAGATCATACAGCAACCTGTTCAACCCCGGCCACCGGTGCTCAATCTTACTTCATGCAGAGTCGGAGGGCGGAACCAATGTGGGTCTAGGAGTCGTGCTACGCTATGGCTGGGCACAGCCGAATACCAGCAACGCAGCACTGGCTGATACTACATTGATTCGATCATTCCTTGCCTTAGCGGATACGCTGTGGATAAGCGCAGCAGGTACTTATTACAAATCGTTCACTGCAACTTGGGCTCCACTTGCCTATCTTGAGTTCATTCCGAACTATGTCCAGAGTGGGGATACTACTCTAAATGGAAACGAGACCTACGTGAGAGGGATATACATATGGGACCGTTACTAAGGAGGCTCTGATGAGTTTCAATTGGGGAAGGTTTTTACTGGGGCTGGTTGCGAGTGCCAGTCAAGAAGTAGCCGTGTCGGCAAAAAGTCGCAAGACTCGAAAGGTGGCCGATTTTATCACCGGAGGCGCAGCTTTGACCAAGCTTGTTCTGGAGAGCAAGAAAGCGGAGAAGAGAGATGCGCCTTCTCCATCTGACAGCCCGTTGAAGACGGGCGTAGGAGGGTAACATGTATGAGCTTATCATCGAATATCTACACTTGATCGTGCCAGCGATTCTCGGAGTTAGCTTTCTCGCTGGTAAATTCATCATGGCTAAGCGAGTGGCCAACCAACTAGCCTTGGTGGTACAGTCCTTTGAAAAAGGGGACCGTGACAAGGTTTGGAAAGCCGAAGAGTATGAGGACTTCGGCAGGAAAGCAGTACCGCTGGCCAAGGATCTGAAATTGGTATTGGGAGGCCTGCTTCCTACCAAGACCAAGATTTAAGCTGAGCAGCACTCTCGGAAGCAGAGAAAGGGCAGACTCCGAAACTTTGGGGCCTGCCCTTTCTTTTTGCGGGCTACTCCGGAATGATTGGCTCGATGGGATTGACATAATTTGGGTTGTCGACGTACAGCCCGATCTTGTTGTCCTTAACCCATGCAAAGCCATTGACCCAGCCGTAGTGCGCCGTTGTTCGCTTCTGCTTGTAGAAAACGCGGAGCGGGTCGCAGATTATGCCGGACCTGACGGCGAGAGTCTTGCCATCCTTGCAGGTTCTGATGCCAAAGTTGTGAATGTGCCCGTTTATGGTGTGCTTCATCCCAAAGGAGTAGCACAGCTGCTCTTCTGAATTCGGGGCTATCGCACTCTGCGATGACCCGTGGACTACCATTATATCGCCATTGATGGACGCCCGAGAGTCGTTCGACACGAGCAGGCGGTCGCATTCGAGAAGCTCTTTATACCTGCGCCATCCGGAGCCAAGCTCGTCTTCCATGAGTGCACTATAGCGTCCCAGGTCTTCGCTTTCTCGGTACACGCGCTTGATCTTCTTCAAGAATTTTATCAGGCGTTCCTCGTGGTTCCCCCGAAAAGCCACTGCTTCGTCGAACTGGGTCAGCATGCGTTCGATCACTTCCCTGCCCATCTTGAGTTCCTGTACGGCTGTTACCTGATCCCCGCCAAAGTCAAACCGCGACAGGTCTTCAAAGTCAAACCAGTCCCCGGCCAATAAAACCTTCTTGATATTCATGTACTTCGCAGCAGCGCAGGCCTTCTCCAGGGTTTTCCAATGAATGAAGGGCACGTGTGCATCGTACAGGATCAACCAGTCGCCCTCGAGCTCAGGCTGAGTGTCCCACCGGCGGGAATACTTGGCAAACTTTTCCTTCAGATCTGCAAAGTCGAGAGCGTCAACGAGACTGTTGTAATACCACCTAAGATACGCATCAACAGTGCTGTCTGAGAGCTCGAATTCGCGTGCCGCAGCTTGGTGCCCACAAGACAGGGCAAGGCGAGCTACCTCAGCAATTCTGCCCATACTCACTCGAGCGCTGCCGGAAGCTCCGGGAAGTGTCAAAGTTGCTGGTGTCTCAACGTAAACCTTGTTACTCATTTCGTCTCCTTCTGTAGTAGAATACCAGGATTAGCCATGCGAGATTCATTGTCACTATACAGCACCCACCAACAAAGCTACACCACTGATCCAAAGAGGGATAATAATGGAGATTCCAGAATCCCCAAGCCGTGAAAAAGCCAACTGGCAACCAACTGACACCTCGAATTATCTTATCCTGCATGATTCGAACAACGTTTACAGCCAGTAAGGTTGCCCCAAGCAGCTCAAAGCTGCCGTTAATGAGATCATTCTGGAAGGCTGTCATGCTTTTCCTCCTCTGGCCATACTCCATACCCTCCGTTAGATCTTTCTTTTTCCTTGGCCACAAGCTCTCTGAAATAAGAGAGCGTTGCTTTCCAATCTCCCTCAAACCTTATGCCACGGTCATCAATCCAGGCAATGCAAGGAGGCTTTCCTGGATTCTGATGCTTGCAGACCGGAGCACTGTTAATGAAGTCATACGGGATTTGGTGCTTCTCGAACCACTCGCGAAGGTGCGGAGAGTTTCCTCTGGTAGTCCAGACGAGGATTAAGTATCCCTCTTTCTTGAGAGACTCCAAGGCCTCTTTAGCTCCCGGCATGGGATCCCCGAGCACAAATTCTCCTTTCCAGCCGTCATACTGAGCCAGCACACCGTCGAAGTCTATGCCGATGATGGGATTCTTGCGATAGTCCACGTCAGTCATTCGGGAAATTCCTTGATGGGGTTATGTGTCCGGTCGTCCAGCTCTGGATGTGTCCGGTCAAACTCGAGAAGAAATAAGAGTTCGCATATTGCATGGGCGAGATGGTGCTTGCCGGTTTTGTAGTCCAGGTCTTCGCCAGCCTTGAATTTCAGAATGTGCCGCTCGGCTGCTCCAATGCAGCGGCTCCAACTTAGCCCTTTCTCCCAGTTACGGGCTCCATACTCCTTGACACCATGGGCGAGAACCTCGCCAACCTGGAGAATGGGACCAGGGGGGATCAGGTCTACTCGAGATTTGCCCTCATCGTGCTTGGTACCCTGTGACTTATCTGTCATGCTTTTGCCCTCCATTGTCGAAGATGAATGGTTTGAAGTTCGGATTGATCATATACAGTATATCTTTATTCTCTACTCGAGTTACGCACTCGCCAGAGCCTGTGAGAGCAGGAAGCACTCTCTTCTTCAGATTTTCGTACGACACGTCTCCCTTGACTCTTGAGTATATCTGCTGCACGCTCAGAGCAGTAGAGGCTTGCCTCAGAAGGTCTATTACATACTGCTGGGTTTGGGCAAGGTCGTCTCTTGTCACGTGGGACAGAGACCTCGGCATGTCCCGCTCTGCATCGGATAGAATCTTCATAGCCCTAGAGAAGTCGTACTCGTTTACTTGCCTATTCCCGTCTCGTCTGGAGGCAGAGGAAATTGTGGCCAGTTTCATGAGATGAGCACCACGCCGGGAATTATACCCGTCGAAATCCCTCCCAGGGACCTCCTGGACCTTGGCATTCTCGATATACCAGAGCTCGTAAGCTCTCTGGAAGTCTGAGGTCTTGGAAAAGTTACCTCTCAGGTTGTGAATTGCTCTCAGGTCAGCCTTCAAGTTGGATCTCAGAGTTCTGCGCTCCGGGGTGTTGTATCGCTCCGGATTCGGATCGACGCCACGAGTGTCTGACCATACAAAGATCATTCGTCCAGTCAACCCGGCACCCACGGCAGTCGGAGGGATAGCCTTGTTGATCCCATCTGGAGTTATCCCTCCAAGGAGTGTCAGATAACTCTTCTCAACGAAGCGCAGACCGTCTGTAACAGTTCGATGCTTATACGGCCCGCAATCATATAGCTTTATAAGAGCCTCGTGCCATTTTACATCTACCTTTGCAGGTCTCAAGAACGTGCTGAGCTCTTCAGCAAACACCGCATAAGAAGCGTGACCGTATGCTCCTCCGGACTCCTCGTAATTTGCCTTGTACGCAGCAATCATTTCGTCAAAGAGAGCACTCGCTGTGGTACTGTCTACCCCCATAGAGACCTGATTCTCTTCAAGCATGCGCAGTCCGACTCTCAAAGCCTCGGTCTTGCGATTGCCTGAAGGGCCAACAAGGGCAATGTAAAAGTTCGGGTAGAATGCAAGGTCTGCACCATGTTCCAGCCGGCACTTACGCTCCAGCACGGTAGACAATGTTGCTATGCCAGACCAAATGCAGTAAGCATCACAGCATTCCATGGGCTTTGTGTATTCCATGAACCCGTCAAGCCAGTCATTCAGCTGCCTCTGAGCCAAGAGACCCCTCCTCGGCTGCGAGTATGATTGCCTTTCTAAGTACGCCGATTTGCAGATTCACTATTGGAGCCACTCCAGAAGGACGGGATATTGCTGCTGAGAAGCGCCTGGTCTTTCCCGACGAAGAGTCGGGCAGTTTCAGGTCAGCCCTCATTAACACATATCCAGGACCCCAAGGAGAGGGTTCAATGGACTCCATGTAGAACCCCTTGTCACCAATCAAGTCAAGGATTTTCTGCATCTCTGGTGTAGTGTGCTCAGTCATTCCATACCTCCTTTAAGTATATGTTACAGACATCTGCGCAAATTCTTCCTGACTCTGCGTATGATCTGCCAAACCCTGCCAGCAGACAGTCCGTACTCATCTGCCAGCCTTTGAGCTTCCACACGCCCACCACCATTACGGCAGTAGTTCAGGAATACCTGTGCATCTCTGGCTTTCATTCTGCCAAGTAGCTTTTCAATACTTGCCTTCAAAAGTGTGTAGTTCTCCAGACAGAGCTCCTTCTCTGTGTGCTTTACACTGTCCAGAGAAACAAAGGCCCGTTGCTCTTTTCCTCTCCCATAGTGTCTCCTCTTTATGTCGAGTGCTCTTCTCTGTGCAATCTTTCTGACATAATTCGGTCCGAAATGCTTTGGAGCCTGCCGCCAGATATCCATGAAAGCTTCCTGCACGGCATCTTCGACCAAGTCGTTGTCCTGTAGTATAGGAAAGCACACAGCACAAGAGTACTCGTACCAGTTGCCAAACAGGTTTTTGAGGTCTCTATTAGTCATTCCATGCCTCTTTCAAGCAGACACCGAGGCTCACAGCTGAAGTGACCGACTTTAAGTCTATCTCCTTCATCGGGTAGAATGAGCGTCCCATCTTAAGCTCAGCCGGGATAAAGAACTTCCGGCCTTTCCATGAGAGCGGTAGCTGAAGGCTGTCGCGAAGGCGCAGTATCATGTCAGCCATTCTGACCCATCCATGTGAAAGGGGAATCTGAAAACAGATTTCGTCATGTATCTGGTTCAGCAATTCTAAGTACTGGAACCACTGCTGGTTTTCATGAATGAACAACAGGCCCCTCCAGTTAATGATGTCGGAAGTCGTGGATTGACCCATCCATGCATAAGCATCCTTGAACAGCTCACGGCCCCACCGATCCATAAAGTACCGCTTCCTTCCCACTGGATTAGTGAGCGTGCGATCCTTCTCGAGTTGGACTTTCACGTCGCGATGGAACACGTTCTGGATATTGGAATAGCCCAGGTGGTATTTACGAATGATACCGGCTGCCTGATTCACCGGCATTTCCCAGTCCAAACTGGCTGCTATCGCACTCATGCCGTAGTTGAGCGCATGGTTTGGGCGCTTGCCCGCTGCATCACGCTCGGAATCTTCCGGCCTTCCGGCATATGGAGTGCTTCCGGGTTCTCTGCTGATATCTTTTGGATCCTTGCCAAGTATCTTGCCAGCCGTCAAGCTGTGGACATCCTTGCCCTCTTCGTAGGCTCTCATGAGCTCGGGCTCATTTGCGAGATAGGCAACCGTTCGGCTATCTGCGCCGCTCAAGTCTACACTAAAGCCTGCATATCCGTTGTCAGCAACCCATATCTTACGAATTCGTTTGGGAAAGGTCTGCTGGTTCATTCCTGTTCCCCACAGAAACTTCGAAGACTTGAGACGCCCGGCCTTCCCAGTCGGATCGAAGGAGGACCGCAAACGCTGATCCGGATCCATATCGAACAGGACAAAGGTAGACAGGGCCTTTCTTGCACGTCTCGCATCCAGCACATGCCGAGCCGCTTCTTCTCCCTTGATCTGAAGACGAACAAGGGCGTGCTCGTCCACCGTGACCGAGCCCTTGGTTTTGTATACCGGATAATTCTTGCTGTACTTGAGGACGCGCTTTATGACAGGCCCAGGCTCTTTCTTGGAGAACTCTCTGTACCCCTTCTCGCCGTAGAAAAAGGCGATACACTGCTGAGACGAATTGGGATTCAGCTTGATGCCGGTCTCCTTTTTCAAAGCGGCAAGCGCATCCTTCTCTTTTTGAGCGTATACCTTGGCCATGGACTCCCGCTCTGCAAGGTCAATCTTGATCCCGCGGGCCTGCATGGCAAGTATCGGACCCATCAGGCGCATCGTTTTGTTGTACAGGTCTGAACACTGGCGCCGCTTGGCCTGTGCCAAGACCTTCGGGAGGATCTCTTGCAGGACCACCACGTCCTTGCAATTGTAGAGGGAGAACTGCGCCTGGTCCCACTCCCTACCTCTCCATGCGTCCCCTTCTGTTTTGTAGTACGGGGTCCGCGTGTGGAGGGAGGTCAGGATCTCGAGTGCCTTCTCCAGGTCGGGAAAGGACAGTTTGTGTGCAATTCCAGTATCGTGCTGCACATTGACACGTATGCCAAGTTTGCGAAACAGCATGTATGCATCGTAACCGATGTTCTGAGCTACGACCGGGTGCTTCTTCAGCACATGGGTAATCAAAAGCCATATGTCGGCTTCCTGCTCGGGTGTCCATATATTCTGCCATGGTTCCAGAAAGGGTATGCTGATGGCCGAATTGCCCCACGAGAGGCCCACATGTGACACCTCGTCGTTGATCGCTTCGAGGTCGAGGCCAAGGACGCCGCCTGGAAGATCGTCCAGCAGGAGGCTCTGTAGGCGCTCATGGACCGCTTCGTACGAGGGCTGTATTGTGAACCCGTATTTGGGACGCCGCAGTTCCGGGAATTCCATGTCACTCTTGATTCGCATTATGTCCTGAATGGCATAATACCGGTTCATCCAGTTTCGGCGGACACCGGCAGGGTGGAATGTCGGGATCACTTTGCGTCCGGGTAAGAGAGTGGACTCGAGAATGGAGCCACGGTACTTGCCTATCCCGCGCAGGCCAGTTAAGGCGTAGAGAGGATAGTTACCCAAGGGCACGAGTACATTGGCAGTGCAGAGGGAGAGCTCATGCCTAAGCTCTTCCACACTCTCGAGCCACTCACTCCACCGGGGTGCGGATTCGATGGGCCGGGTCTTCGTCGGCTTTGTGAGCCGTGCGAATACGCTCATGTTGTCATTCGGAGCACGCTCTTTCCGAATGTTCGTGAGCCGTATGCGTTCGCGAACAATACCGGCAGTGGAGAGCCACCTGTTGAGCTCGCGTCCGGCTTCCCCGACAAAGGGCTCGCCACGGGCGACCTCTTCGGCAGCGGGAGCTTCGCCGATGAACACGGCGAGGGCGTCGAGGGGACCGCAGGGTTCAACTCTTATGGACATCGGCAAGCCTCCTTCTAGCTATTTCGCAGGCGTGAGGGTCGCTGTCGATACAGATGAAACTGAAGCCTTCAAGTATGGCCGCCTTTCCCGTGCTGCCGCTTCCGGCAAATGGGTCGAGAATGATTCCACCTGGCGGCGTAACCAGTCGGCACAGGTAGCGCATTAACGCGGTCGGTTTGACTGTCGGATGGTCGTTCCCTTCGCCACGGTCGGCCTTGCTTGCTTTTGCACAGTAAAAGAACCGAGCGGCGGAACCTTTATCTCGAAAGTCGTGCGTTTCTCTTTTCCCTCCCCAACTCATCAATTGATCCGGGATGTCTTGATGAACTGGATTATTTGGATTACCGGAGGCTCTTGCACTGTTGGCAATCGGAAACCCCGCCAGCACTTCCTCGCTTCCATCGTGGATTATGTTTGCGGGCCAGCGGCCTTGCGGGGTCATGCCTGATACAACTATTGATTTCTTTTTAGACCAATCATTACCAGTATGAAAATTCCCAGACTTAAAATTTGATCTTGGGGATTCTGCTCTTTTAATGCCCGCTTCATAAGCATTTTCATCTGGTTGGAATTCTATCCTGCATCCGTCAATATTCATCGCACCCGTCCCGTGCTTCAGCACATTCTCGGCAACCGTCCCTTCAATCGGCTTGCGGGCAACAACTATAGGCTCATGGGCTGGCTTAAGTGCTGTTCCCCAACCGTTCCATTGACGGGCCGCTTCGGTGGCTGGGGCCGTGATAAAGTTATTATGTCTTGTTTTCCCGCTTAAGGTGTTGTGAGCACACTCTTTATTGTAGTTGCCAGAACTATTAGGGGTTCTATTGCTGTATAATTTCCCGTCTGGCGTCCTCTTTTCTCTCACCACTTTTCCCTTTTTTCCCGCCGCCTTATCTATCGCTTTACTCACGTCCAGCGACTTCGGGAAGCCACTCCCGTACAGCCAGCCGATCTGGTCTCGAATCTCAAACCCCGCATCCTCAATGTTCACAACGCCCCGGTGATAAGTGCGGGTGCCGAAGAAGCTGAGTAGATGCCCGCCCGGCTTCAATATCCGGAAGCACTCTCGCCATGCGTCAACACCTGGAACATCATAGTCCCATTTCTTACCCATGAACTTGAGGCCGTAAGGCGGATCGGTGATAACCGCATCGACACATGCATCCGATAGGTATTGCATAAACTCGCAGCAATCCCGACAGATCACTTGGCCCAGGAAGGCTTCAACTCGGATCGGCATCGTGTTCCTCCCCTTCTGCTTCAAAGTCAACTCCGTGATCGGGACACTCGTAGTGGGAGGTACACACTTCCATTTCTCCCACCACATCGCCAATAAAGTCTGGTGTGCATACGCTTATTAGCTCTTTTCCACACCAGCACTTCGGAGTGGCATGCTCTCGCTCGCAGTCGGGACATAGTATGTAGGGATAAAACTTTCCACACGAGCGGCACCGCGTTGCATAAGAGGAGACTTCAGGGAGTGCCTCGCCAACCATGCCATCACGCATGGATACCAGCACGACGAACGCAGCCTGTTCGATGGCCTCTTGCTTTGTAAGGCGGTTTGCCTCCACAGCAACTCGCATGGCCGAGACATATTTCCTGGACAGCTGATTGCGGGCCATCCTCGCCAAGGCAAATCCGTACTGCAACACCCACTCATCGGTCCAGTCGGATCCTGCTGCTCTTGCCATGATCTGCACGAGGTACCGATAAACATCGCGTCTAAACTTGGTCATCTGTAGCCACCTTTTCGCTGTGCATGGCATGAATGTCCAAACTTCTGATGTACCAGCCATGGAATCTGTACTGCTTTCCTATTCTGTAGCTTCTCAACTTGCCTCTGCGGGCCATCCTGCGTACCGTAGTCGGACTGACTCGCAGGTACTCGGCTACCTCGGTAGTGGTAAGCGGAAGCCTTAGCTTGTCTGCCAGCTTATTGTAGTCCAGGTAGTAAAACACGCCAAGCAGAACGCACAATATGGACAGACATCCGATCATGATAAGCTCGATGCTCATTCTTCCTCCAGGATATGGGTTAGAGAATCGGGATGCTCCTTCTGAACAGCCTTCACGCAGCCCTTACAGAGTTCGAAAGTGTCGTCCGGTTCGAACTTACTCACACGCTTTATCCGAGGCTTACGCTTGCCCTCTTCCCGAGATTTCTTACACCATGCGATTTCCTTGCCGTCGAGGAGCTCTTTGTATATATGGAGTTTTCCGGGAGTCGAACTCCCTTTCTTTTTTGCACGCTTCTTGGATATAAGACGGGACGCTTGCATTTCTGATATGAGTTCGAGGAGCTCTTCCCGAGGCATCTCCGTCGGGTCACGCTTTATGTCGTTGAGGTGCATAGGTCCTCGCCGGTTATGTGGCAGTTAAGTTGACCAGGGCGGGCCGGATTCCCTCTCCCGGCTTCCTCGTTGCTTGGAATACAATTACAAGACAGGTATCCCGTCGGAGCTTTACCCTTTCCCCCGGCGCTGCCACGCCGCCGCCCCGGCCAAAGGGGGCACAGAGACCGGAGTCCCCATGCCCCCTCAACGCATCAGGCTACGGCAGGCAGATACTTCATGATGGAGTTCTTGTCATCATACTGCCCTTTTGAATCCTCTTCAATGCCAATTCGAGCCCTGCCGGTAGCATCCGCAAGGTCATTGAATTCCTGCCCCACCTGCGGAGCCTCACTAGTAGCCGGAGACCAGCCGAAGCAGGCTTCAAACTCGTTGAGCGCCCGGAGCCTGCGATTCACCTGACGAGGGTCACAATTGTCGTCAGGGAAGAACAGCCGGTCTGTTATCAGGTCGGCATTGGGGAAGTCAATTGGCTCCAGTACTACTTCGAGCCACATGGTTGACTTTTCAGGGTCGCTCGAGACCTTCACAATCGGGACTCCGCGAATCACTACATCGGTCTCGGTGCGACGCTTGATCAATACTGTAGGCTCGACCGTTGCTTCCTGGCCCCAGACAAACATTTCAGGAGTTTGGCTTTCCATAAAAGTCTCCTTTTAAGATGGAAAAGGTGAGTCCGTAGACTCAGTGGGTCATTGTACGCTGACTGTCTTCGCGGCCTCCTTTCATGTCTTGTCCTCGAACGGAAGCCCGGCCATCTTCTTGATGGCACGGATATCCGGAGGCACTCTGAGAGGTATCTGGCCCATGTTGTTGAGCCTCGACTTTGACCGTATAAGCCCATCATTGTTGGTGATGAGACTGCGCACCGGGTCGCCTGCCTTGATCCCCTTTGCCGGGTCTGGCTGAAGGGCCTTCTTCACTTCGAGGTAGTACAATTCTGAGAAGAGTGCACACGGTGTCTGTACTCGTCCGATAAGAGACGGACCGATGTCGATTGTGCGTTGCGTTACCTCATCCGTCCTCTCATAGGGGAGGGCGGTCACAATCACATCGCAGGGAATGCTAACCACTCGGCGCAACAGTCCCAGAAGCCGGGTCTGCGCTGGCAGATAGGCCGACCTGTTATCGGAAGTCGGAGCCGTCTCCTGGCCCCACGCAAGCAATGAAGTGTTCAACAGCGTCATCGAGTCGAGGGCATAAGTGGCGAATCTGTCGAAGAAGCCCGAGCGCAGCCGCTCTCTGAGAGTGGTTTCGTATCGCATCCACTCTTTCGCAGGATTTTCCATCGGCTCTTCCCACTGGCAATCAGCAATGATCCATCCCTCGTCGAGGCCCTGCCTGATGGAGTCAAGGCCAGTCGGGTCCCACGAGTCGATAAAGATCGGCCTCGGGGCAGTGGCGATCAGGCTTGTTTTGCCTGCGCCGGAGAAGGCGTAGACCAGGAAGTTAGTCTTCTTTCCGACTGCGGACTCTCCCCTCTTTGCCTGCAAAGCGGCAATGGCTTCGTCTGGGTCTTGCGCCGGTTTCGGAGCTTTAACCTGAGTAAGCTTTTCCCTTTGATCGGCTTTAATTACCATATCACCCCCATGTTGAGAAGTGCACTGACCAGCTCGACGGCCAGGAGAATTATTGCGAGCGCGAATCTACCGAAATCACTTCTTACTGTTTTCCAATCTTCTCTGAAATCCGGTGGAGGGTAGCTCATGTTAGATTCCACACCTCCTCTGCTTTTTCCTTAGTCGGGTCCCAGAAAGCCTCATGCTTGCCTTCCGGTATGCCTTCCACGTCTATGTGATCCAAGGGGTTAAGCCACACTGAACACTGATCGAAGTAGGTACACAGCCGGGCATAGTCAAAGCAGGAGTTGGTGTTCCCCGGAAAGAAATCCGTATCCTCTCCCTGACCTGCGCGGGAAAGGCTTCGGTAGTCGTCTGCCATCTTGGCCACCCAATTCACTGTCTCCTTCTCCCAGAGAAGAAGCTGTGCATCGTCGAGGGACACAGGCAGGTCAAGGAGAGCCGTTTTCTTTGCTGTTCCGTCTGCCCGTGGCTTGTAGGGCACAATGAGCCTAATGGATGCCTGTCCGACATCATGATCGGGGTACTTTCTTCTCAACGCTGACAAGTAGGTGCGTATCTGAGAAGACATATACCACTGATTTGCCCCGGCTTCCGAAGGCATGCGACCTGCCGTCTTGAAGTCTATCAGGCCAATTGAAGAGTCGGAGTACTGGACAACCAGATCGATTCGACCAGCTATGGTCAAGTCGTTCAGGATCTTCATCTTAAAGCCGACTTCGGAGTGAAGGACCGAAAAGTCCTGGTGCTCTACATATTTGTTGGCATAGGCCTGAAGGATCACCTCGAATTGAGCTGCCGTCTTGGGTGCATGGTCAGCGTCCTCTATCGGATCGAAAGTCTCTCGGTAATAGTCTACTGCCAAATTGACAGCTTCTTTCATTGCCACGTCTGACCAGCCATTCCTGTAACAGTGAGCCAGCATACGATGGACACCCTCACCCCATATCAGGTGTACGCTCTTGCGCTTCGACCCCCATCCGAGAATGTATGAGTAAAAGAAGCGTCTCGGGCAGGCTTTGTAGCACGCAAGCTTTGAATTGTCCAGTATGTGCCATGTCGGATGCGGCGGTACTGGGTACTCGAGATCAGGGACGAAGGTCACGTGGGCCTCCCTTCAGGATGGCAGTGGTGATGCTGTCCAACGGAGGGTACACGTACAAGGCGACAAGCTCATCTCCATATGCTATCCACACCGTTGCACTGCCATCTTCCCACTCTTTTGCAGCCACTACTTTGTCTGCATCATACATTATAGCACTCTTCTGGCTTGCCTCCACGATTACCGGTTTCTCTACTTCAGTGCAGAAATGGATCGCACCTCCCAAGATAAACATGAGGATGGCAAAAAGTACCAAAAGAGCAGATACCGTCCACTTGTTGTCCATACACAGTCTCCTCTCCTTTATTCATTTAAAAGCTCGCCGGTCAAGCGGTTGCCGACTTGCCGCTCGCGCGTACCTATCCCAAGCTGGTTGAGGCAGGCGAAAGCCAAGTCTTCGTTCTCGAAGCTTGGTACTTTGCCGTGCTCAACCAAGAGAACGGACAGGTCTGTAAGCGCATTACGCACCAGAGACGCCCGGCTTCGAGGGAGTACCCCCTGCTCGCCATAATAGCGTCCGATTACAGCCAGCACCGTTATCGGCACACGAAAAGTGACCGTTGCGGTGGTTATGTCAGACATTAACGCTCCTCTCCAAGATACGCAGACAATATAATACATAACGGCGAAAAAGTCAAGCTTTTTGCTGCATGCCTTCAGAGTCCCACATGGTGGGCATCTGCCGAGGGTGCTCGTGCGGGGAAGGGCCTCCGGGAGCGGATTTCGGTCAGGCCACGCCGTCACCTTGGGGAGTGCAGGCAGCGATGGCAGAATTGAGTCTGTTTTCTAAACTCTTCAGGTCTTCTACTTCATCGAAGCAGCGTGCCTTTGTCTCCCTGACTTTTCCGTATTCTCTTTTCAAGGCATCGATCACAGCATCTCTCAGGGTATCTCCACATCCAAACTCTTTGGAAGGTCGAGTCTTGAAGCCCATCCTAGCCGACAAAAGGCTACAGATTGTGATCTCTGCATTCATAATGGTAGAAGCTGGCCGAGACGCCAGTATGTATATTCCGCCCCAGTTTTCTGAGAGACATCTCAAACCTTTTTCGATGTTCATGAGTCCTCCTTTCAGACATTTCGGATGTCTGCTGGCGACCAACTGAATATGTCGCGATTGTAGGCATCTACGAGCTTTGTGAAATAGCAGGGTCCTGAACTCCAGGGAGTGCACTGCTCAACTTCGCGACAGACGTACATTCCAGTCTCGGGATCGATCCCTGGTTCGTAGAATTCGCGCAGGGATACGGAGCCGACATCGAAGGCCATTTCCAATGCGACCTCGCTCTTGATAGATTGCAGGTTGTGCTTTTCGATCCACTCTTCCGCTTCTGGTGGCAATCCAATCCACTGATCGCTTCTGCTCATTATTCTTCCTCCTCCCTGCGAAGTAGGGGCTCCGCTATACTCAGGACTCTCCGAGCAGAGGCGGTTGCCCTAATGATGGCCTCCCTTCGCAATTTGTATGCGTCCTGTAGTGAGGGTATCGGCTGGTCGATCTTCTCCTCCAGGTTTCGCAGTGCCCACACCAATTCTGGAAACACTCGGAGCCTGTCCCGGCACACGGTACACAGCGAATAGTTGATCAGGTTTTTCTTGTTCGTGAACTGAGTCCGACAGCTCGTGCATCTGTGGAGTTTCGGCATCTGGGACTTCCTTTTCGAGAGTGGGAGAACAGGCGGCGAAGAGGAACACCACTGCGAGCTTGAGCAGGGATTTAAGACTGTCCCCGCCTATTCCGAGAAAGCTGTAAGGGGATGTCTGATCGGCACTCGGATCGTTGAGAGATTGGGTAGCCCTGATTCCCTGCTCCCTGTGTCCGCAGTTAGGGCATATGGAGACCTTCAGATCTCCTCGCTCGAGCTCCTCCTCCATGGGAGTGCCGCATTCGGGACAGTCGAAAGGGAGTTCGTACGTGCCTCCTTCGTGTTCGGTGAAGTCGATCTGTTTGGGCATGTGTCAGTCTCCTCTGATGAATGGCCTGACGAAGAGGCTCCAGAGTTGCCTGTATGCAGCCAAGGTCAGCTTGGTTTGTTCGAGTCCGGTGGACAGAGAGCTGTACTTCTTTTCCCAGAAGGCCTTGACGTCGTCGAAGTCTCTATCGGCTTGTTCCTGTGCCTTCTTGTTTGCCTTTTCCAGGGAGCTACACTTCTCTTTCCAGTATCCCGTTGCTTCCTGGCTGATCTTCAAATTTGCATTGGCTCCCTTGAGCTTGCCAGTCAGGGACTTGACTTCCCTGTCCTTGGCTTCGGATGCCTTGAACAGCGCTGTCCCCCAAGAATGCCAGTATGATGCATCCTCTCTGGCCTTTGCAACGGACGACCTAAGCCACTTCACAAGTGCCTCGCTCTTTCCAAGCTTGTCAGTCAGAGAGTCGATCTCTCGAACCTTGGCTCCGGATGCCTTGGACAGGGCAGTCCATTTGTTGCGCCACCACCTTGCAATCCGAATCTGCTCCTTTACGTCGGTCTCAAGCCATTCGATGCGCCTGTCCTTCGCCTTCAGAGCTTCGGTGCCCGAAAGTCCTCCGCGCGCTTTGGACGGGGTATCCCGGTCACGAGCCACCACCACCCCACCCCCTGAAGGCATAGAAGGGTTCATTTTTTCGTCGAGTTGCGTGTCGGCGAGAAACTTTTGGATGCTTTTTCTAATGTGGTACATGGTCATCCTTGGAGTTTTCTCGACGAATGGTTGCTCCAAGACGAGTGTAGAAATCAGCTGCTGTAGTGCCTCGGGTAAGTCTTTCATTTTTCTCCTCCTGTGTTTAGGTGATGGATCTCCTGTATCGCCTGGGCAATGGCGATATTCTTTACGTCAAACATGAGATGAAATACTTGTTCTTCGCTGAGTCTTTTCCCACTATGGGTTATTCCTTCAACATAGTAGCGTTTTTTGGTACGAACCAGGGTCGGTAGGCAACCATAAAAGGTAACAGAATGCAATTCCCAAGTTGTCATCAATTCATCAAGTCTATCTTCCAGCGGCCCCGTCCATGCGGAGTCGTGCAGGAAATCGGGAAGGCTTTCATAGCATTTGCCCTTGGGCGTTATCCATTCAGTATAAGTTCCATATTCCTGTTTAGCTCCATGATGTGGCGTAAATTCTCCGGTTTCTTTTTTCCACCCCAAAATCTTCTCAGCAATCCATATTCGTACTTCAAGGCTGTCTTTCGTCAAGTCAATCATTCCCCCTCCGTTATCGCCTGAACCGCCTGGGCGATGGCGATGTTGGTCATTTGCGTTGGTGTTAGATTTCCTTCAAGATTGAAACACTCACCCATAAGTTTGTCATCGAACCATATTTTTTCTGTGGCTACTTCCCGGCCTTCGGAATAGTCAATGGTAGTCTGTCGATATATCTTTGTTACTTCTCTCTCCTTTGCCTTTTTGAGAAGTTCCAGTTCCAGCGGCCCCGTCCATTCGGAACGGCGCAGGAAATTGGGAAGCGGGAAGGTAGGCCAAGTATTACCTGGTCTTAGGAAATACTCTCCATGTTTCTTGGTTTCCGGTTTGCGTTCCCATCCCAATATCCTCTCAGCCACATATTTCTTTGTGGCCTGGCTGTCTACGGTCAAGTCAAGTTTCATTGTTCCTCCAGGTATGCCGGTCGCCCGGCGGTTAGTTCTTCCCGGCCCCGGCGGGCGGGGCTGGGTTAAGTTACTTCCCACGGATACATAGGAAGATCATCTGCTATTGGCTCTGGAATACCGCTATCTCCTATTATATGACCCGCTATTATATCTATCCCTTTTACCCATAGAATTTCTCTATGACCATCATCAGCGATAAGTTCTTCTTTTCTTAGTTCATCTTCCATCTTTGGCCTCTGTTTGGCTGGGTAAGGGCTAACTGTCTATCGTTCTATAATCCAGTTTGCCATCTACTTCAAGCCGTGCCCTTATTTCGGCAAGCAATTGCCTTGTTGTGGCGCAACCCAATTTAGGTTCCTCCCACTCCTTTTTCACTAATTCATCTGCAATTATCTGCTTTGCAGATTTTCCACAAATTTTACAGATAACCTCCTCCCCTTTGTTAAGGTGGCCCTCTATATGCTTGATAAAAATATCATCTCGTCCTTTGTTTTTATGCGACCATTGATATAGGGCTACCGATACACCTATAGCATCAAAAATTGGTTTTTTCACATAAGGAATTTTGCCTTCAAAAATCTTTTGAAGCTCATATCTTGCTTGTTCAGTCGCTTTGAGCCATTCTACCATTGTGCTTTCTCCTCCTGTTAAGTTGACCGGGGCGGGCCGGATGGGGGCCGTGCGGTCGGGTTAACTGTTAACCCAGGAGCGCTGCGATGCCGACGCCGCCCCGGTCTGTTAGTTCTTCCCGGCCTCGGCTGCCGGGACTTATTGTTCGAGCCAAATGATAGAATGACATTGGGGACACTTATAACCAAGTATTCTTCCCCACTTATCGAATAATCTATCTTTGTCCGTGATGTCAGCATCGCAATAACAGCATCTTTCGCTCATCTTTCTCCTCCGTGTGTGCCGGTCGCCCGGCGGTTAGTTATCCTTGGCCCCGGCTGATGGGGGCTGCTGGTTAAATTCACCGAGAATCCTTGCGGTTTCTTCAATTACTTCATCGGCGCCCTCAAGTCTGGTTAATAAAAAGAATGCCGGTTTATTTTTCTTGAATAAATCTGCCCAACTCTTTAGCGCTTCATACATCAGCGGGGCCGCCGCTATCAGGGCGGCATCTGCCTGGGAAACACCTATAACCACTTCCAGTCCTGCATCATTCTCCGCATTGAGGACAATCTTGCCCTCTAAATTTTCTATCCGAGAAGAATGGTCTTCTGGCCAGGAAGATTTATCTTGTATATTCCACTTCCACGGCCCCGGCGTATGCTTGCTTTCGCTCACGCTTCCTCCTTCGCCCCAGCTGGTGGGGCTTCTTTTGGGTACTGAGCAAGAACTTGTTTGGCTCGCGATGTATCTAAAGTAGCTATTATATCGTTCCCATCTTTATCCTCGCCATCCCAGCGATGAAAATTATCCGCTGCTTCCACCAATTCTGCAAGTACCTCCATCGCTGCATCCAGCTTGCGGGTAAGTTCGGCAACTTGAGCCTCCAGCGGTTTTATCACAAGCTCTTTTACGGCATCGCCAAGAGCATCGGCCAAGGTCTTTGCCGCCTTGCTTCCGAGTTCACGGCCAAATTGCAAAGCCTGTTCTTTTTTTATTTCTTTTCCTGTCTTTCCATAAGGGTCATTCATCCGTTTTCCTCCTCCCCTTCGGGCTTGCTGTCGGCTGGCGGGGCTGTTTGAACTACCAGCTTACTGTGAAAATGTGCTTCCCTTTGTGCTTCCTGAGAAACTCAACCACGCTGCTCTGTGATGCCGTATCATAGGCTGTCTGATTGGATAAAGCCAGTCCCTCGGTTATCTTATGAATCAAGGCATCATCTATTACAGGCAAGTCTTCTCTTATAATTTCCGATACTGCCTTTACGGGAGCGGGAATATACGTATCAGAGTCGTCGAGTAAGCTTGCCTTTAACCAACTTACTTCTCCTATCCACACACTGGGAGTGTTCATAATCTTCTCATTCCTGACATCAGCTCCTGCATGGCGATTGCTGCGATAATGCTGGATATTGAACCATCTGGAGCCAATGACATTACAGAAGAAATTTTTGAAGTCTTCTTCGACCAGCTCTCCTTCTTTAAACGCATGAATGTACAGATCGGCACTCATCTTTCCTCCTTTGCCCGTATCCGGGGCACTATATGTACACTACACTTAAAACCGTGATTTGTTCCAGCAATCTATGATGGGAGTTCAAGTCCTGGATCGTCTTCATCCATGGGAAGTTGCTCGAACGAATCGGGAGAGATCAGAGCTGCTATGCCGACCAAATCTTTCGCAGTCAGATAACAGGCATGACTTGCAAGTCCCTCGATTTGTGTGTCCTGGTCGTCCTCTGGTGGAATGTCCGGCATGCTATTCATGACCTGCTCGGACAGCCACAGAGCAAAGGGAACAAGACCGGAGTCGGCCCATTTCTGTAAGTCCTTGTCTGTGATTGCTTTGAGGTTGTTCTTGATCCGAGTCCTGACAACAGAAGATACGGCCTCTTTAAGAGTCATTTGGAGTCTCCTTTCTCGCTCTGCGGTTCAGCTCATGCATCACCGCTACGAATTGGTTGAGCAGCTCACGGAAGTCTCGTGTTCCGATGGCCCGCACAACCTCGTCAGAAATTACAATGAGAGCGCTCGATAAGTCGCGCTCTGTGCTCTCACGCAGAGCGGCCTTGAAGCGAGTGAGTGTCTTGTGACCCTTATACCGTGGGTCGATGTTGCTCATCGTGTGCCTCCTTCGAGTTAGAATGTCCATCCGTGGCTGGCTCATGTCGGTCCTCCTTCCTATGTGCCTTCGCAGAGTGATCAAGGGTCAGCTTCTGCCTCCTGTATGCCCAGGACAAGGTTCTGGAGTGTGAGACCTTTCGGGATGCTGAATTCTGTCCGATAAATTCTGAAGCTGTCGGCTATTCGCAAGGCTTCTTTGATCGTCATTTTGTGTTCCTCCTTCCGGGGCGAGATTGAAAGTCAATCTCATCCTTGTTTGTTTGAAATTTTGTAATTTTGAAATACCGGGGTCGATACACACTCACAAGATCACCTTTCCTTTTTCCTTTTCTTTCCTACACAAATCTCTCCTATATATGCATTTAAATATGATTACATGATAAAGTACATGAAGCAGAGCTTGTATCGCGCGAGAGTCGGGTGCTTATGTAGATAATTTCAAAGTTGCAAACAAACAAGGATGCGAACCGTTCTCAATCTCGTAGGTCAAATTCGACCTCCGCGGCGGTCAGTTCATATATGTCCCACCATGCGAGACCGCAATTCGAGCATGACATTTTCTGGTTTATCTGGCCCCTCTCAAATTCAAGTTCGTCGCCTTCGATGTCGCTCATTCGATCCTCCTCGGGTCTGCTGCTATTTGAGTGTCAAGGTCGCCCATGCACACTGTGGTCCAGTTCTCTGTGTCTTCGGGCGTGGAAATTTGAACTGAAAACAAGCCGCCGCCGTTGCAGGTCAGCCGTACCAGCCCTGACGGGCATCCCATTGTCGCCGTCACTTCTTGTGACAGGGGCACGGACACAAGCTCCGTCCGGCGGCCCATTGTGTCTAATTTTGCTACGAGCATTATGTGTCCTCCTCGGTCGGCTCCCTGTATGTCGCCGCCACTTCCCATAAATTCATGAGACGGGAATTGGGGTTAGGATTTTCTGATTCTTCCCGGCTCGACCTGTTGCGTCGAAGCACAAAGCGCTCGGGATTAGCGATTCCACCCAAGAACACACTGGGGCGGTTCTCGACGAAGACTCCAGGGCTGGTAAGCTGAAGCTTTCCGCTGGTGCAGTGGAGGATTAAGGCCATCTGATACGGGTTCTTTGGCTCGGGAGAACCGTATAAGGCCTGTATGTTCTCTGAGTTCTCATATTCGTATAGCAAGCTGTTCCGATTTGCCCGTCCTCGAAGCGACCACAATGACTCGTCACCGCTCACCCAGCGGCTAACCAGTCTCAGAATTGTCAATCTCATGTCCTCTACTCTATCAGATTGCATGAAGTGGTAAGGGTGTATGGAGCCCAAGAGAACCTGGCGAATCATAAGTAGCTCTTGTGGGTTTAGCTTGGCATGCTTAAATAGCTTTATTATATCCGGAGCAGTGAACATTATTTTATCCTCCTTTTGTTGGGCCTCTTTCCGCTACGGTTTTGACGGCGGGACTCTTTTTGGAGTCTGCGAAGTCGCTTTGACTTCTTTGTACCTTGCCCGGAGAACCTCTTCCTTGGTTCCTTTTTGGCCGCGCTTGGTTTGCAAGAGAAGAGGGACTTTATCAGATTGAAAAGCCATCGAAACATGATGTAGCTCCCTTGATTAGTGTGGCACCACTACCCGCCAAGAATACTTCGGTGGTTTTCCAATACCCCTTCATGGCGCACTGGTGCTTCACGGATGCGACAGTCTCAGCACAGGCTATACACACTCCTCCGCGAGAGGGCTTCGGAGCTGTCTGACCTGACTTGTATATCTTTGCCACTGCGTCGTTGAGCTTGGCAAAGGCATAATACATAACCGTTGCTCCCGCTCTGTAGGGCAATTCCTTGCCGGGCTTCGGAGTTGAGGTGGTGATTGTATAATACACTGTTTTCTCTGTGGCCCTGCCTTTAGTATACGAGTAGGACTCATAGTCTTCGTCCGCGTAATCATCGTAATAGTGCCCTGCCCATCGTGTGCTCGAATATTGAGAACGCGGAAGATCAAGCTTTGACTGGGTCCATTCGAGAGTCTTCGGATTCAGAGAGACCAGAGTATCAGTCGGTGCTTCCCACAGAGACCACTTTCCCTTTGGGAGCATCTGTGTTATCCCCTTCAAGTGAGTCAGTATCGACCCGTAGATAAACAGGCCCTGCTCTCTGTTGGATCCCTGATATAGAGACGATACACTGTCCGACAGTATGTGGATGTTCGGATGTCGTATGGACGAGAAAGCCATTGCTATTGAGCCATTGCAGAGTTTCAGCATCTCGCTAAAGGGTTTCACCTCCAAACCCGTATGTGTCATCGCTTTGTCCGCTATCCGAAACAGTATTTCACTATCCACTGCATATTCCTGCGGAAGGTCCGAGGTCCTGAACAGCTGGTCTGAATTGTAGATCATTCCATTGTGAGTCCCGACGACAGACCCGGCTACTATTGGGTGATTGTTTCCGTTGGAAGCTGCATTGCCCTGAGTGGATAGCCTTGTGTGGCCCATCAAGTAATACAGGTTCCTTGTAGAGAGCAACTCATTATAAGACTTTAGCTCTATCAGCTCGGAAGCTGGGATATTCGTCTTTACCAGTTTCCAGGTATGCTTGTCTGGCTTGTTGTAGAAAGCGGCAACTCCAGAGGCGTCTGTACCCCGGCATTGGGCCAGTGTTAACAAAGCTGTGAAGGCCCTTTTAGAATCTGCATTTATGTTTCCGACCATTCCTACTAATCCGCACATGACAAGTCCTTTCTGTGTTTGAGCAAACCATTGCACAGGTGAAGGCGGCAGTTCTCGAATTCGGCGCCTTTGATTCCGAGATTATAGATGAATCGCCTGAGTCTCTTCAGTGCCTGTTCTCTACTTACCGTTCTGAGTGGATCGCCGTTCCCTATTCCGTCTCCTTCGGCAGCTTTCTTCACCATATGGAGGGCAAGTACAACATAAGACCGGATTTTCCCGGCGTGTAGTGTACCATTGAAGAATCTGAACTCAACTGTGCCTCTGTACCAGTGCGAGTGCAGATTTAGGCTGTAATACCGACTGCCGTCATACTGGCTTGACCCAGCGTGCGGGTCACCGTACCACATGGACTTCATGCCATCCGATCCGAAATTTGAGAGTGACTTCCTATGATACCTGATTGTCTGTACAAGGCCATGTCTAACTGGCTTACAATAAGCCTCTCTTCTTGAGCTAAGCACTTCAAGTGCCTGATACAGCTCGTTCTGGTGCCGATGCATCAGATTCACAAGGCGAGCGAGAGCTCTATCACTCAGGTAGGAACTCTCGACATGAACGTGGACTCCGCAGGTCTCGTTTACATATGCACCAGCGGCTTTTAGGGCTCTCACGGCTTCTTGCAGAAATCCGATGTCCTTGTAGTAGAGAGGTGGAGTTACCATCTCACCAACGTTGTCCGATCCGCACTCTCCATCGTTGTCGCTGAGAGACCCGTCGTCTCTGAAGTCCCAATCGCCTCCTCGGGGATCAATGATATTCGAGTTGTCACGCGTCCAGTTCAGGTGTTCAGCAACGACACAACATCCTTCTTCGGTGCCCATACCAACATACTCAACTTCGACACCGAATCGCATTTGTTTATAGTCCACTTTTTCTACTCCTTTCTTTTGCCCACTGTTGAGTTTTGTGTACGATTAGCCACATCTGTCTTACATACTCCTCCTCTGTTTTAGTGAACTTGCTGTCCTCCGATTCGAGAGCCTCTCTCAGGAGAAGCTGAGCGCTGTCCAGCCTTCGGAGCGCCATGCCTATGGTTATGATCGCGGATCTCTCCATCCGAATCCTCCCGCCCCGGTGCTCACAGACTCTGTGACATACAGGAAATCTGGATCTACGCTCCTGAGTCGCCTCGGCTCCGCAGGCTTTGCCTTTCGCACCCTGAAGCGTGTTTTGTACCTGGCTCTGAACTTGTTCACTGATTCTACTATGGCTACTTGGTATCGCCAGTCATAGATCAGAGTTGGAGTGCTGCCTGACTGTCCAAAGTTCAGGTACTGGGCCTCGACGACGCCCGCTGGCCCGCCTTTCATATCCGAGATATTATCTATCCCTAAGAGTCCCGCCAACACACACATGGGATGCCACCCATTTCGAAAGTTAGAGGAGCGGGCTTCTATTGGGAAAAACCGGGTGTCGATCACTCCATTCACGAAATCCCTTAGCAGCTTCCAGTTATAATCATGGCGGGGACCAGACAGATCCAAATTTCTGAGCTGGCTTGCTGTTACCAT